TAGGCGGCGGAAATAACGATAATTCAGTTACTCCGCAATTTGGTTATAAGAATTACGGTAGCACACTGCCAGATGTTTATACTGGACATCCAAATAGAATTGAGCGTTATACACAGTATGAGAACATGGATTTAGATCCAGAGATCAATGCAGCATTGGATATTATTGCAGACTTTTGTACACAAGTAACAGAAGATACAAAAACTGCTTTTACTGTAGATTACAAAGATAAACCAACTAAAACAGAAAACGACATTATCACTGAGCAACTAAAAGCTTGGTATAATCTAAATGAAATGGAAAAGCGTATTACAAAAATGATACGCAATACATTAAAATATGGCGATCAAATTTTTATAAGAGATCCAGAAACATTCCAGCTTTACTGGATCGACATGGCTAAGTTAACTAAGATTGTAGTTAATGAATCACAAGGCAAAGAGCCTGAAATGTATTTTATTAAAGATCTTAGCCCAAACTTTATGAACTTGACTGCTACAACTAATACACAAAACGATGTGTACATTCGTGGACCTCAAACGGGTGGCCCAACAGGCAGTTATACTTTGCCAACACAACCATACAGTGGTGGAAGTCGCTTTACAAATGCACAAAACGAACGTGCAATTGATGCAAAGCACATTCTGCATTTAAGTTTGACAAGTGGATTAGATCCAAACTGGCCTTTTGGTGTTAGTGTTCTTGAAAATATTTTTAAAGTTTATAAGCAAAAAGAACTACTTGAAGATGCTATTCTAATTTACCGTGTGCAACGTGCGCCAGAACGCAGAGTATTCTACATCGATACTGGTAACATGCCAAGTCACTTGGCTATGCAGTTTGTTGAGCGTGTTAAAAATGAAATACATCAACGTAGAATTCCAACCCAAACTGGCGGCGGCCAAAATATTATGGATGCCACTTATAACCCACTAAGCATCAATGAAGACTACTTCTTCCCGCAAACTGCGGAAGGCAGAGGTTCTAAAGTTGAAACACTGCCAGGTGGTGAAAACTTAGGACAAATTGATGATTTACGTTATTTTAATAATAAGCTGCTTAGAGGTCTTAGGATACCTAGTAGCTATCTTCCTACTGGTCCCGATGATGGTAGTATGGCCTACACAGACGGCAAAGTTACTACAGCACTTATACAGGAAAATAGATTCAACAACTACTGCAAAGGACTGCAAACACTTATAGCAGGTAACTTAGACAGAGAGTTTAAGCTATTCTTACAGTGGCGTGGCTTTAATGTTGATAATAGTTTATTTGAATTAAAGTTAAGTGAACCACTTAACTTTGCTGCCTACAGATCAATTGATTTAGATGCAAGTCGCATTAGTAACTTTGGTCAAGTTGCAGAAGTTCCATACTTAAGCAAGCGTTTCGTTCTCAAGAAGTATCTAGGACTTACTGAGATCGAAATGAAAGAAAACGAAAAACTTTGGAAAGAAGAGTCAGGTCACGATGCAGCACCAAGTGTTGAAGGTACTGATCTTCGCAACGTTGGTATTACTCCAGGTGACATTTCAGGTGATATTGAAGGTATCGAAGGACTTGAAGGTGAACCAGGATTACCAGGCATGGAAGGTGAACCAGGAGCAGAAGCTGGATTACCAGGTACAGAGCCTGCAATGGGGGCACCTGCTGCTGGAGTTCCAACTGGCGCTGGCGGCATTCCAGGAACGGTTTAAGTTAAATAGTATTTGGAGACGACAATGATTTTAAACGAGCTTTTTCAAAAACCAGTACCAGAGTTTCAAGATCAATCACAAGACAATACTACTTTAAAGTATGAAGACAGTCGTAAAACTCGTTTAACTTTAGGTCAAATAAGTCGATTACGTAAGATGAACGACATGCGTAGTTTAGAGCACGAGCAAGAAATGTCATTTGTACGTAAAATGTATGCCCCACCTACACCTGCTGGAGACATGGGCGGAATGGGCGGATTGTAGTAGTTGTTTTCTACTTGTTCACATTAATAAGTAGCTTGAATTTCAAAATTAGTCAAAATCTGCCTGTTTTAAGGCAGATTTCCTCCTATTCATTAAATACTTACAGATCCAATGGATAGAGGAGTATATTTGCCATGGCTAAAACTCAATTTGAAGCTCTTATCGAGCACATTATTAATGACGAAGAAGATGCAGCTCGTGAGTTGCTCCATGATATCGTAGTTCAAACAAGCCGCCAGATTTATAACGAAATGGCTGCTGAAGATGAGCACGAAGAAGACGAAGATGAATTAGAAGAAAAAGTTGATGAAGGTTCATTTGGTGAAGCTGGCGGCGACATGTCAGACGACATGATTGATGACGTTGAAGCTGACGAAGAAGGCATGAGCATGGATGACGCCGGTGATGAACTAGGCAACGAAATGGGCATGGACGACGAAGCAGGCGACATGGAAGCTGGCGAAGAAAGTGAAGATGAACTTGAAGATCGTGTAGTTGATCTTGAAGCCGCACTTGACGAACTAAAGGCTGAATTTGATAACCTAATGAGCCAAGAAGCTGGTGAAGAAGAGCACAGCGATATGGACATGGGCGGTGACGACATGGGAATGGGCGGTGACGACATAGGAATGGGCATGCCAAAAGAAGGTATGGTACGTGAGTATGTAGAAAAAGTCAAGGCTCCAGGTAACACTGAAGGTCAAACAGTAGGCACAGGTTCAAGCGACAAGCCAAGCGTAAACAGCAAGAGCATTGTTGACAACATGAAGAACGACATGGGCGGAACTGTAAAGAACCTAGTACAAGGCGGTTCAGAAGCTGCTCCAGACGGCAACAGTGCTTACAAAAAGCCATCAAATGCCTATACAAAAGGCCAAGGTGAAATTGAAGTTGCACGTCGCAGCGTAAATCAACCAGGCGGAAACAAGGGCGCTAGCGACTTCTACGGTACAAAAGCTAAGGCTAAGACTGGCGAAGAAAGCGGTACAAACGACAAAAGCATTCTTAAGAAGATCTAAGGAATTTAGATGAAACCACTATTAATAGAACATCTCAGTTACGATCAAGCAAAGATGGTAACTGAGACTAGCGAAGATGGAAAAACTCTTTATATGAAGGGCATTTTCATTGAAGGTGGTATTAAGAACGGCAACATGCGTGTCTACCCAGTTAATGAAATTAGTCGCGCAGTTAATACTATAAAAGAACAATTAACATCAGGGTACAGTGTGTTGGGTGAGGTAGATCACCCAACAAACTTACGTATTAATTTAGACCGTGTTAGTCACATGATTCAAGACATGTGGATGGATGGATCTAAAGGTTGCGGCAAGTTAAAAATACTACCAACCCCAATGGGTAATTTAATCTCAGCTATGTTACAAGCTGGCGTAAAGCTAGGTGTAAGTAGTCGAGGAAGCGGTAATGTAAGTGAAGGCACAGGTCACGTTAGCGAGTTTGAAATCGTTACTGTTGATATTGTTGCTCAACCATCTGCTCCTAATGCATATCCACAAGCAGTATATGAAAGCTTAATGAATATGTATGGCGGTCAAAAGATTTTATCTATGGCTGGCGAAATGGAAACAAACCCAAGTGTGCGTAAGCACGTAACAGAGGCAGTAAAACGCCTCATCAATGAACTGAAAATCTAATCAGGAGAATAAGATGCTCGATGCTATCAAAGGCTTGCTCGATAGCGGCATATTGAATGAAGAGTCTAAGACCCAGCTCCAAGAGGCCTGGGACGCAAAACTTAATGAGGCTCGTCAAGAAATTGCAGGTGAACTACGTAGTGAGTTCGCTAACCGTTATGAGCACGATAAGGCTGTGATGGTCGAAGCTCTTGATAAAATGGTAACAGAAACTCTTTCTACAGAAGTTCAAAAGATTTCTGAAGAGAGAGCCCAGTTGGTCGCAGATAGAACCAAGTTCGTCATGGAAATGAAGAATAAGGCCAACAAGTTCGATGCTTTCTTAGGTGAAAACCTAAAGAAGGAAATTAATGAATTTGTTGCAGACCGCAAAAAGTTGAAGGAAGGCCTAGCAAAACTTGAAAAGTTTGTTGTTAGAGCACTTGCTGAAGAACTTACAGAATTTGCGGAGGACAAGAAAGACCTCATTAACACTAAAGTTAAGCTGGTAGCCGAAGCCAAAGAGAAGCTAGAAGGATTGCAAAAGCAATTCGTAACTCGCGCTTCATCAATGGTTAAGGAAGCTGTATCCACTACAGTAAGAGCCGAAATGACTCAACTCAAGGAAGACATTAAGATTGCTCGTGAGAACAATTTTGGTCGTCGTCTATTCGAGGCATTTGCTACAGAATTCTCAGCAACACATCTCAACGAACATGCTGAAATTCGTAAACTTAAGAACGACGTTGCCTCAATGGCAAATCGTCTTGAGGAAGCAACTAAAGTTGCCGAAGTAAAGGCTTCTTTAGCAGAGTCTAAGGACCGCGAAATTGCAATTATCAAAGACTCTATTAATAGAGACAAGAAACTCAATGAAATGCTAAATCCACTAGCTGCCGAAAAGGCTGCTGTTATGGCTAGCTTATTAGAATCTATTTCAACAGACAAGTTAGACAATGCTTTCCAAAAGTATCTACCTGCTGTTATGAATGGTACTGGTATTAAATCCGATCGTAAGATCGTCA